GGCAATGTAATTTACAACGCCATCAAGCGCCATCCGGCAAACGTCACCGTTCACATCGACGGAATGGCTGCAAGCATGGCATCCGTCATCGCTATGGCTGGCGACGAAATCGTCATGGCTGAGAATGCGCTGCTCATGATTCACAACCCTTGGACTGTATCCATCGGCGACAGCGAGCAGCTGCGCAAGGATGCGGATCTCATGGACAAGATGAAATCGTCGATCATCAATGCGTATTCTCGCAGCGGCTACGATGCCGAGGAATTGACTGCTCTCATGGACGCGACCACATGGTTCACTGCCGAAGAAGCACTTGCTGCTGACTTCATCGACCGCATCGACGGCAAGCTTGCAATGGCTGCATCTGTCGCTGACATGGCAGCAATCGCAGCCAAGGCCAGCGTCACGCTTCCCGTTGAAAAGATGATTGCCAGCGCAACTGCAAAGCTCGACGGTGAGATTGAAATCATGAACTCGGAGCTTGCCAGTGCAAACAATCAGCTTGCAAAAAATGCTGAGAGCATTTCTGCCTTGCAAACTGAGCGAGATCTGCTTAATGCTCGTATTGAAGAAATGAATACCGAACATAAAGCCGAAATCGAAAACGCTGAAACTGCAACTGCTCAAGCTGTCGCAGCCAAGGCCGCCGAACTGATGGCACTGCAAACGCAGGAAGCTATCGAAGAAGCAGCCGGCGACGAAAGCGTCAAGCAATTCGCAAATCAGAGCGAATACTGGAAAGCTTACAACGGCAAGCATCCATCCGAGAAGCACGCGTGGCACCAAGCCAACAAGCATCTGCTAGAGAACCTTTAACCTCCAACCCATAAAAAAACAATGGCTACCAACACCATCGCCGGAGTCAATCTGGCACAAATCGCGGAGGAATCCCTTCCTGCGCTCACATCCATGCTCCAACCGCTTTCTGCGCTTGTCACAGACTTCTCGTCTGATGTAGGCTCCGAGGGCGCTAGCGTCACTACACGCTACCCTACCAAACCGACTGCTGTCGATCTCTCAAGTGGTTACACTTCGCAAAATACTGCGATGACTGCTGCAACCATCACGCTCGATACTTTCTACGGATTCGTTTATGGATTCAAAGACGTTGAGCGCTCCAAGTCTTCGGTTCGCCTGAATGACCTTTTCGTTGAGCCTTCTCTGAATGCTCTCGGCGACAAGATCTTCGGTGACATCTGGAACTTGATCACAGCTGCTAACTTCGCAACTGCAACCAGCGCCATCACAGCTGCTAACTTCGACCGCGATGATCTCATCGACCTCGGCCAGACTCTGACCGAAACGAAGAAGGCACCTCGCACTGGCCGCTCGGTCTGGATGAACCCTACCTACTACGGCTCGCTGCTTAAAAGCCTGAACTCTGCTGAGTTCCCAGGCCAAAGCGACATGAAGGCTGAAGGTATGGTTCCTCGCGTCAACAAGTTTGATGCTTACGAATCCGACCAATGCGATGCAAATGGCGAGAATCTCGCAGCATTCGCATTCCATCGCAGCTCGCTCCTGTTCGCAGGTCGCCGCGTTGACTCCGAGGGCTTCGTCGAAAACGGCGGCGAACTCGTTGACATCGAAATCCCAGGTCTCGGTCTGCCTATCCAATGGCGCCGCTGGTATGACAAAAACGCTGGCGAGTTGAAATACTCTGTCGGTCTTCTCTATGGCGTTGCCAAGGGTCAAGACTTCGGCGTTCGCGTTCCATCTGCTTAACCTGCCCCTAAATTGAGAGCCGTCGTCTATGCGGCGGCTCTCTTAACTTTCTAAAACTATGTATATACCATCCGTAACAATCCACCGCGACATCGACGGTAAAGAAACCTGCCTTGCCTATGGCAGCGACGCAACAGCATGCTTACAAGCTTATCTGGACTGCGAGGAGCCGGGCGACGTAGTTTACATCCGCAAGGGGCAGCTTGAAAAGCGCAAAACTTATAAGGCGAAACGTCTGACAGTTGAGTCTGCCGAGGCCATCGAAGATGCGCCAAAGAAGCGCGGCCGCAAACCCAAATCTGTCTGATCGTGGGATCATAAGTGAAAAGAAGGCCGTCACTCGAAAGGGTGGCGGCTTTTTTGCGCCTTGCCATTTGCGCTGTATCGGCTTATTGAATACAACATGACACAGTTTACCGACTTCATTACAAACGCCGCTCAGGAGGCTACAGGCATCATGGGCGAGCCTATTTCAATCAATGGCCAGACCGTGCAGGCAGTATTTGACGAGCAAACGAATTCATGGGAAATGAACGAGTTTGGCACGGACGATCAGCCGACGGTTACGCTGGTCATTGCACTGGCTAGTCTCAACATCATTCCGAATAAAGCTCAGACGTTCGTGCGCACTGCCACCGGCGAGACTTTCTTTATTACTGAAGTGAAGATCAGCACCGGCAACGTCGAGCTGATCGCCAAAAATAAGACCAAGCGCAATGGCTAAAAAAGGATTCACGCTGGACGACGCCATCTTCCAAAAGAAGATCCGCGACTTAGCGAAGCGCGTCGGCGTGGATGAAAAGGACTTTGTTCGCGAGCAGGGCGCTTTGCTGCTGCGCGATATTGCCAAAATCGTGCCGCCGTATAAAGTCTATAGCTTGAAAGGTGCAAACGTCGCACCAAACAAGATGGCAGACTACGAGGCTGGCGTGACATCGATACGAAAAGACTTGGCAACAAATTTTAGAGTCAGAGATCAAAGTTACATTGAACACATATTTGACGTGACTGGAAAAACCGCGAATATCCGACAAGTTCTTAGGAATAAAAAAGGCAAGCAATACGTCGTTGACATTGACTATCTCAATCTCGGCAATTTTGGCGAAGCTTTAAGGTTCCACAGAAGCAGGCAAAGCAAAGTTACAGGCCGGGCATTTCAACGAAGAAAGGGCGGCAAAGATACTAAGATCGGACGATGGAAGGATCGCAACGTCATGTGGGTGAATCAAGACATCTACAACCAGTTGCACGACTATCTGATCAAAGATTTAGGCAAGGGAAAAGCGTCAGTCTCCAAAGCCATGCTGGAACTGAACCCAAAGCAGGGTCGCAACGTGCCCAAGTGGGTGAAGCGGCAACTCAACAAAGTCATGGGCAATGCACGCATGGCGAAGATTGGCGGCGGGTGGAGCGCAATCTTTAGAGCAAGCGCAGACGCGCTCTACCATGTAAAAGACAACAATTTAACATTTATTAAAGTCGCACGGCTCAAAGCAATGGAGCGCAGATTAAAGTTCATACTCCGAGACAACGCAAAAAAGGCAGGGCTTAAAGTGCGTTGACAAATGCGCGGTATCCATTTATTGGATACAACATGCCAGCTGAAAATCTAATCGAGCTATACAATTTTGAAGGCAACGTCGAGGCCGCGTTCAAGTCATGGCTGGCCGACAACCAGGTCGAGCTATACCAGACAATCGAGTTTGACATCCTGCCAGACGATTACATCGGCGCAAAGCTCGAACTCGGATCCGTGACTGGCCACTACAATCCGGCACCGGGCGGCGCAGCTACTCCGGAATACGACCAATACACTTGCTCGCTGGAGATCACAATCCGGACGGCGCGCTTTGACGAGTCTGGCGACGTGACATCACCGCTGCGCTCAAGGCACCAAGCACTGACTGCCGCGATGCGGACTTGGCTCAGTATATCGCAGGCCAAGGGATCCGCACTTGAGGGCTATTTGAACTACTACGCTTTTGAGTTTCTGAGACCTGCCGGCACCGCACATTCGCAGGAGTCTGAGTTTGACGAAACAACACTTTCCTTCGATGGGCAAATTTCCGTCTTGCCATCTGCATTTCCTGTATTATAAATCTGAATACACACAGACCAACCTCCAACTCATAAAAAAACAATGGCTATACCCTATTCATCCACCGCTAACCTGCCTCAAGGATTTGAGTCAGTAACAATCAATCTGATTGCCTACATCGTTGACGCCTGCTCTGGCGCTTCTAAAGAAAACCGCATCATCAACCGCACCGACGCAAACGGCGACCGTGCTGATTTCATGATTCGCGCCGGAAGCGATCAGATCGAAGTCAGCTACACGCTGCAACGCGCAACCGATACCACTGTCTTGCCACCTGAGGGCACGACATTTACACACGACTACGACCGCAGCGGCACCGCATCGACGCTCGTTGTCAAGGACGTGACTGTTGCACGCGACAAGGACGCTTTCGACACATTTGAAATGTCCGCCGTTCTCGTTACTTACCAAGCTTAATTGACTGATGAAAGTCACACTCTTAAAGCCTAAGTCGATCCGGGGCGCGCTCGAAAAAAAGGGCGCCACCGTTGACGTATCGGAAGGCGTCGCCGAATGGCTCATCGAGCGCGGCGATGCTGAAACGCCGAAAGCGAAGAAGTCAGAAACCTAATTTGTTTGTTCATAATCGTGATAAGTTGAAAGCGTCGTCTGCCCAAGTGCGGGCGGCGCTTTTTCGCTAAATAAGATGATCGACCACCTAATAGCAGAATACAACGAGGAATCCGCGAGAATCACGCAGGAGCGGCTTTTGGCGTGGTCGAGTGCTAGCGTATGCCAAAGCATCTGCGGCGTCGAAATGGAGCCACTGACGGCGCGCGCATGGGTGGATCTGCGATTGGCGGAGAATGCTTTCGTCATCGGCGGCGTGCCGACCACTCAGGACGTCTGCGCTTATTACTGGCGCAACTCTGCGCAATACGCCGCCAAACGCACACATTTGACCGAGAAAGCGCAGGAGGCACTGGGTGCAACCCTTGGCAAGCAAGACATGGAAAGCGTCATCCTGGCGGCTTATGAGCATTCTCGCGCGGCGTTTGAGGAGATCCCGGTATCGACTGGAACCAATGGCGGCAAAGTATCGCGCAACAATGGCCTGCCTGCCGTCGAGGGCATCGTCTGCGCGGTGGACGAAGTGGCGCACAGATACGGGCGCGATCCTGCCGATGTGCTAGACTGGCCGCTCAATCGCATTTTTCAACTACAGAAGGCAATCCGCATTGCCACCATCCCGGACTACAAACTGGCGCAGCCGGAGTCACTCATGAACCTGCGCCGCGAATATTTAACTGAACTCAACAATGGCTAAAGCAGACATCACAGGCAGACTCAATTTGGATTCGACGGGCTTTGAGCGCGGGATTCAGCGTAGCAAGCAAGCTGTTGGAAAAATGCAAAAAGCCGTTGTCGGTGCATCAAATGCTTTGGCGAAAATGGGGCTGGCGTCAGCGTCGGCGGCAGTTCTTCTGCTTTCGCGCAATGCAATACAGCTTGGTTCGTATTTGTCTGACGTCGCAGAATCTACAGGATTTGCTACCAGGGAATTTCAAGTATTCCGTGGCGCTTTGATTGATGCCGGCGGCAAAGCCGAGAACATGGAGAAAGCGATCACGCTGATGCAAAAGGCGATTGTGCAAGGCTCCGAAGGCATGACTACCTACACGCGGGCTTTCGAGCGTCTAGGGCTAAATGTAGACGATCTGCGCAAAATGAAGCCGGAGGATCAGTTTCAAGCAATCGGCAAGGCTATTGCAGGGGCTAGCGATCAGCAGGGCGCACTGACTGCCGCGATTGAAATATTCGGGCAACGAAACGCTCCGAGACTAATTGAAGTATTTAAACGCTTAGACAAAGATGGCTACGGCAAGATGGCAAAAGACATTGAAGCAGCGTATGGCATAATGGACGATGCAACTCAAAAAGCATTGGATCGAGCTGCCGACCAGATCGAGCGATTTAAAAACAAGGCGACTATCAAAGTCGG